GAGGCTGGCGCTGGCGTCGGCAGCGATCTGGCGATCAACCGCTACAACGACGCCGGAACCTTCCAGAACACGCCGTTCCTGCTCGAGCGGTCAACCGGAAACCTCGGCATCAACGGCTCGTCGTTCGGCAGCGGCGTCAAGGTGCTCTTCATCGGCAACGCCACCGCGCCCAGTGGCAGCCCGACAGCCGGGGGTATTCTCTACGTCGAGAGCGGTAATTTACGCTTCAAGGGTTCAAGTGGTACAGTGACTACGATTGCCCTAGCGTGAGAACTGTCATGTCCCCAAAAAGCCGGATCGCGTCATGTATCGACGAAGCATACGCCGTATACCAAGGCGGAGCTTCTCTCGTTGAAGTTGGTGATAAATACGGATTATGCATGGAAGCGGTGCGCAGACAGTTCATCCGTCATGGTCTTGTTTTGCGCACCAAGCAGGAACAGCAGGCATTGCCCCATGTGAGAGAAGCAAACCGCGCCGGTCACGTCGGGCGCAGGCCATCAACGGCGACCGAATTCAAACCCGGCTTGGTTCCCCATAATCATTCGGGCGTCAGCACAGATCTGATTGTTGAACTTTACAGGGCCGGGAAGACTGCCGCGGCTATCGGCGCCGAGGTGGGGCTGAGCAAGCCGGTGGTGCTCAAGCGGCTGGAAGCTGCAGGGGTGGAACGGCGCTCGTCGGTTGAGATGCTACGGGCGCGCAATGCTGACGGCCATCGCGAAAACCGTCCGAACTGGAAGGGCGGCATTACCTGTCTGCAAACGGTCTTGCGCAACAGCGCGGAATACGACCAATGGCGTGCGGCCGTGATGGAACGGGATGATTACACCTGTCAAGTCACCGGCCAGCGGGGCGGGCGTCTTCAGGTCCATCATCTCGGCGTGTCCTTCTCGACACTGCTGCGGCGGGCCGTGAAGGATTTGGGGATTGCCGAGGTTGCTCCGGAACATTATCCCGCGATCCTCAAAGCGGTGATGGCCGGGCACACTCCGGCTATGGGCGTCACTTTGACCAGACATGCTCATAAGGACGTTCACGCGGGTCTGATCTTTATTCCCGGCGACATCAAGCGGCGGCAGAGGCGGGGCACAAATCGTAACCGCTGGGCTGAAGCGAAGAAAGCCGGCACCGTGACCACGCTCGGGGCGGCATGAACGAGAGCCTGCTGCCGACGCGTCCCGTCTTGCTGGGGACCGAGGTGCTGCGCGGGGTCGGCCCTGACGGCAGTCCGCTGCGGGTGCCGGTGGCAGCCCTGCTCGACGCCGCCGAGGCGCGCTTTGCCACCAACGCCAAGATCGCGGCGCTGTGGCAGGAGGTCAGCGCGCTGATCGACCGGCTGAAGGCGCTGGAGGCCGTACAGGACGCCAACGAGCAGTTTCCGGCGCCCGACCTCCAGCCGGAGATTGCGGCCCTGACCGCGCGCGTCACCCTGCTCGAAGCCCAGATCAAGACGAAGAAGGACAAATAGCGATGGCCGATTTCTTCTACGAGCCGGCCAGAGCGCTGCCGGCCAAGGCGCTGACCGCGACGCCGACCGTCAGCACGAGCGCCTATACCTCGGGCGATAACGTCGGCGGCAAGGTCACGCTCAGCGACGTCTGCCGCGGCCAGATGGGCAGCGGGCTGATCCAGTCCGTCGTCATCACCAGCAAGAGCATTCAAACCGCAACGTTCGACGTCGTGTTCTTCAACGCCGATCCATCGGGCTCGACCTTCACCGACAATGTTGCTCAGGCGATTGTCGATGCCGACCTGAGCAAGATCATCGGCGTGGCGCAATGCACGACGGTGGTGGCGCTGGCGGCCGAGTCCATCCACCAGGCGACCGGGCTGGCGCTGCCCTTCGCGCTGTCCGGCGGGGCGACCACGCTCTATGCCGCCATCATCGTGCGCGGCACGCCGACGCTGGGCTCGACCAGCGATATCTGGATCTCCGTCCGCGTGCTGCAGGACTGACCGACCCATGAGCCTGATGGGGGCAAGGCGCGCGGTGATCCTGCAGCGGCCGGTGGTGGCTGCCGTCTCGACCGTGCCGACCGATGGCCGGACGCTGTCGCTGGATTTCGTCAATCAGCTCTATCACGGTTGTGCGGTCGGCGGATCGCTCGCGGAGAGGACCCTGGCGCAGTTGGTTACCGGGGCGACCGGTACCGCAGCCCCCGGCGCCAGCGGCTGCCTGATCCAGGCAGCGGATGATGTCTCAGTGGTCATGTCGCCCGCCGTGTTCGGGGCCGGCTCGTGGTGGCAGGCCAGCGCCGGGACGTTTTACGTGCATTCCGTGATTGCGTACGTCAACACGACATTCCCGCGCATCTTCGAGATGACGGATGGGTCGGACGATAACCGGCTGATCGCGCGGTACAACGAAGCCGTGAGCGTTGCCGGCGTGGTCACCGTCAGCACCACCGACGCCGAGCTGACCAACACGCCCTACGCCACCACCGCGAAACTCTGCATCGCATACGACGCGACCGGGTTTTCGACGGTCCTCAATGGCGCTGCCGCCGCAACCAACGCGGCGGTCGTGCCGACCCTGACGGCGCTGCAATTGGGGAACAGGGGCACAACCAAGAACCGGCAGCTCGACGGATATGTGCGCGAATTGCGCTTCTATCCGACCAAGAAGACCGAAGCCGCCATGCAGGCGCTGACGACCTGACCCCATGAAATACGACCCGAACGATCCGGACGCTGTCGCCTCCGAGGAGCGCCGCGCTGCGGTCAAACAGCAGCGCGATCTGGCCGACCTGCGCGCCGTGCTGGCGCTCGCCGAGGGCCGCCGCTGGATCTGGCGCGTGCTCGAGCAGACCGCGGCGTTCCGGGCCTCCTACGACCCGGACAACCCCATCCGCATGTCCTTCGCCGAGGGCCGGCGGAGCACCGGCCTGTGGCTGCTGGCCGAGCTTCAGCAGGCAGCGCCCGATGCCTTCCCGCAGATGATCGCGGAAACCTGGGCCACGTCCCAACTCCCCACCCCCCACGATGACGAGGACGAACACCTGAGATGACTGGAGCCGTACCAGCGGCTGAACCGGCTGCCACTGCGGCGCCCGGTAACGCCACCCTTTTGTCTGTCGGCAGTCCGCCCGCCGAGCCGACAACCCCACCGCCGACTGAACCGCCGAAGCAGCCCGAGCCGGGGCCTGAAGTCGACCCCGTCGAACCGCCCAAGGAAGGCGAAGAGCCCGAGGGCACCGAGCCGGAGGCCAAGGGTCCGCCGGACGAGTACGTGTTCGGCGCACCCGAGGGCGTGACGCTCGACCCGACCGCGGTCGAGGTGTTCACCCCGGTCGCCAAAGAGCTGGGCTTCACGCAGGAGCAGGCGCAGCGCGTCGTCGACGTCTATGCCCAGCTCCGCCAGCAGGAGGCCGAGGCGAACGCCGCTCTGCGCGATCAGTGGGCCAGACAGGTCGTCGCCGACAAGGAACTCGGCGGCGCCAAGATGGTGCAGCAGGTCGAGGCGGCCAACAAGGTGCTCAAGCAGTTCGGCACGCCGGGGCTCAACGAGGTCCTCCAGGCCACCGGGCTCTGCAATCACCCCGAAATGGTCCGGCTGCTGGCCCGCGTCGGTGCTGAGTTCGCCGACGACACCCACACCACCGGCAGCGGCCAGCCCGTCCAGGGCGAGGACTTCGCGACCGGATTTTTCCGCAAAATGCCCAAGCTCGAAGGGGTCAGCTAAATGGCTACAATCGGAACCACTGCGCTTACCCTTATCGATTGGGCTAAGCGCGTCGACCCCAACGGCAACACCGCCGATCTGGTCGAACTGCTCAACACCAGCAACCCGATCCTGACGGACGCCGCGGTGGTTGAGGGCAATCTGCCGACCGGGCACCGAACCACGGTGCGCACCGGTCTGCCGGCCGTGGCATGGCGCCTCCTGAACTACGGCATTCAGCCCAGCAAGAGCACGACGGTCCAGGTCGACGATACGGCCGGTATGCTCGAGGGTTATTCTCAGGTCGATAAAGATCTGGCCCAACTTAACGGCAATACAGCGTCGTTCCGCATGAGTGAAGACCGCTCGTTTATTGAGAGCATGTCTCAGGAAATGGCGAGCACGCTGTGGTACGGCAATACGGCGACGGATCCCAAAAAATTCCTCGGCCTGTCGCCGCGCTATGCCAGCCTGAGCGCTGCCAATGCCGACAACATCATCGACGGCGGCGGCACCCAGACCGACAATGCCAGCGTCTGGCTGATCACCTGGAGCGATCAAGCGACGCACCTGATCTTCCCGAAAGGCAGCGCTGCTGGCCTGCAGTCGCGCGACCTCGGCGAGCAGACGCTGATCGACGCGGCGGGCGGCCTCTATCAGGGCTATCGGTCGCATTACAAATGGAATGTCGGCATGTCGGTGCGCGACTGGCGCTACAACGTCAGGATCTGCAACATCGACGTTTCCAACCTGATCGCTGAAAGCTCCAACGCGAACCTGATCAAGCTGATGGTGCGCGCCACCCACCTGCTCCCGAGCGAGGGCATGGGCCGGTCGGTCTTTTACGTCAACAGGACCGTTTCGACGTGGTTGGACCTGCAAATGATGAACTCCACCAACGTCAACCTGACGCTCAGCCAAGCGGCCGGCGAGAGCGTGATGTCGTTCCGCGGCATCCCGGTGAGACGCTCTGACGCTTTGCTTTTGACGGAAGCCCGTGTGACATGACGTGTAACCACGGAAAGGCGTAACCACGGAAACAAGGAAACACGACATGTTCATGGACAGGCAAAACCTCTTCAGTTCGGCGCAGGCGGTCACGACAGGATCGACCGCCAGCACGGACGTCATCGACCTCGGCAGCGTGCGCGACATCGGTGCGGGCGAGGAGCTCGAGGTCATCGTCGTGATCGATACGACCTTCACGAGTGGTGGCTCGGGCACGATGGACTTCAAGCTGCAGACCGACAGCGCGGTCGGTTTCGGCACCGTGACGACGTTGTTCAGCACGGGCGCCATTGCCGTTGCAACGCTCGTTGCCGGCTACTCCGTCGCGCGGTGGAAAATCCCGCGTGGCGTCTCGCGCTATCTGCGCATGCAATATGTTGTTGCAACCGCTGATATGACCGCTGGTACAATCACAAGCGGCATTTCCATTGGCAGGCAGGATACCGCCGTCTACGCCGACGCGCTGTAACAGGAGAGACGAATGGCCCAGTATCGGGTGATCAAGAAGAGTTACATCCATGACCGGCTCTACGAACCGGGCGAGGTCGTGGAATACGATGGCCCGGCCGGGAGCGGCCTCGAACCGATTGGCAACGAGAAGCGCGCCCCGGAGCCAAGCCGCATCACTGGCATGCCGGGGCCTGATCCCGGCTCGCCACCGCCGCAGTCTCAGGGCAAGAGCGAGTATGACGAGGGCGGCCCAAATCGCCAGACCGCGATCCGCGAGTACGATGAGAAGCGGCTTGCCGATCAGGAGAACGATCAGGTGCCGTCTACGGAACCGCAGGCGCTCGCGCGCGCGGACGAAGCCGCGGGCAAGCACCAGACCGACGCCGAAGACCCGAAAATCCAGGCGCGCAACGAGGCCATCACCGGGCCGCTGCCGGGCGATGTGCCTGTGCCGGCCACGGACGAAGGGCCGAAGCGGAAGTCTTCGAAGGCGCACGCCGAAAAGCCTGCGGAGGAGTAAATGGCAAGCAGCGAGGTCGAAATTGCTAACCTCGCGCTGAGCCACGCGGGGGCTGGCGGTCCTATCGCCAGCCTCTCCGAGTCCAGCAACGAGGCGCGGGAGTGTCTGCTCCACTATGCGAGCTGCAGAGACACCATCCTGCGCAGTCACCAGTGGAACTTCGCGCTCCGTCAGACCGCGCTCGCCGACACGGGCGTCAGCGTCAGCGGCTGGGCCTATGTGTACCAGTTCCCCAGCGATGCGCTCGACATCCACGCCGTGCGCGCCGGTGGCTATGATCCGAATGCCATCATCTGGAGCACGGAAACCCTGCCCGCCAGTTTGGGCACGG